CTTTCCGAAGTCCCATAGGTCCCTTCAAAGCCAGATAACCTTCTCTCTCCAAATCTTTACCCGATTTCTTATCTACAACTATATTCTCTTCTGCCACATATTTTTTCAGAACCATAATCTGCCTGTCCAAATTTTGCGATGTGGAACTTACTCTTGCATATCCAAATTTTCTTTTTTCCATAGAATCACCATTTCTTTTTTCAATATCCTGTTTCAAAAAGTTCTGTACTTTTGGGACAAGTTTCAAAATTCAAAATAAGACTTCTGAAACTAATATTCACATATATTTTCCTGCTTTTGGCTTGTTCCAAAAGGTACACCTTTTGAAACGAACAAAAACATGGAGTCAGAGAATGATCGCCTTTCTCCGGCTCCATGAATAACTATGCCCTTCATAAGCTACTTTCTAAGCTACAATCATCATTGTTTCTGTCTGCTTATCGTATTTATAAACATGATAAGAAAGAATCTCATCTTTTGGCACCTGTGTATCATTAATATCCCGAACGATCTTGGCTATATAGTCAAAATCGTTGATTTCTTCACTGACAGGCACCAACAAACACTCGTGAATCGAGCTTGGAATTACAATGAAATCCTTTCCAAATACATCTGCACATCTTCTGAGCACCTTCGCATCCAATATTTCAACAGCTCCATTCAATCTTCTTTTGTTGGTAAGAACATACATTGGCGGATATGCTCCAGAAAGATCTTCCAAAACTTCTTCACCACCACTACCGATCATTTCTTTAAAGACCTCTTCCATACTGCAAAATGAGCTTTCATCCATCTCATCCATGTTATTTTTTACTTGAGAATAAAGATCTTCCTCTGTCACGCCCCAAAATTTTATGTGTTCATTATTAATACGCATACTGAGAACTCTCTTCTGCTCTTCATACTCCAGTTCTACTACATAAATAAGTGAAAGATCAAGAAACTCTCTGTGCGGCACTTCCTTCAAAAGCTCTGTATTTTTTTCTGTATTAATCAGTCTGCCTCGCACATGAGAAGCAGCATTATCATAATTAGAGAAAACATGAACAGCAAAATCATGGTTCAAAACATTTTTCTCATAAACTTCCGCAATATCCATAATAATTTCTTCCATATCACATTCTCCACTTTCAAATTTTTTATAGTAACCTTCTACATTAGTGCAAGGCGAAACACTGCTTGCTCTATTTACGATTGTAACTGCATAAACCTTCGTTCCGTTATTCTTGATATTTTCACTCGTAAAAACCTTGAGATTTTTATATCTCTTCTGCAATTTTTCTTTAACCTCTTGCATAAAATCCTCTAAACTTAATCTGCCCATCATCTGCGTTCCTTTCTTTTAAAAATCCCCGGCAGTAGCACTTCTCTTCTGCCGGGGTTGTATAGTTCTAATTACGCTGCATCAATTACTTCATTTTGCACTTCCGACATATCAATAGAAATCTCCTTCTTGATTGTTTCATCTGTGGATAAAGCTCTCTGGAAATCCGTCTTAATCGGTGCATACTTTAAAGCCTGTTTGATCACTGTCTTCTTCGCCATCTCTTCGTAATTAGATCTCCAAGGAGAATAATCGCTGTCAAAAGCTTTACTGTATGTCTTGGCATAGATGTCCATATCTGCCTTACTCATAACTGCCATCCCATAACCTCCATTGACAGTACGGAAAATTCCATAAAAATAGACCAGCTCTCCTCTGTCGGAAAAAGCTGGTCTGTGAAATAATTTCGGTTCCAATCCATATTCATAAGAAAATTCATCATTTTCATATACAGCCTGTGCTTGAATAGTCTGCATTTGACCATTACGATATGCAAGATCAATCAGTCCTTTGTATCCAATCTGGAACTGACATTCGAGAACACTTTTATTTTTATATGGAATTAAATATGCCTGCCCTAATGGTGTATTGGGCTCCAACCCAAGCTGTGCTGCATTCATCAGTGCTGCGAGAAAACTCATTGGTGTACACTTCTGCAATGCAGGAGTATTGTTAAGTGCTGATAATGCAATTCTTGTAAATCTTTCCGGTGTCAGCACTGTAGGAAGTGCTTTTTTTATTTCAGGCATCATAACCTTTACCATATCCGGAATTGTCATATTTTTGGTAAGTTTCACTTCATCCTTCACTGATTTCTGGCTGCCAGCCTGCTGTGCAAGTTCCCGTTTCAAATCAAATTCCTGATGTATCATCTTCTCATCCCTTTCCATCTGCCCCAAATCCTTATGTTTTCATCCAACTTATACATATTCTTTCGCTATGCTGCATGACTTACTGTAAATCTTCTGTTTGTGCTGCTTTTACAATATTCTTTGTAAATATCCGGCTTTTCTTCCTTCAGTTTCTTCGTATCTAATTTGTTCTGTTCAAAATTAGACCACGATATCTTATAACCAGCTTCCAACGCAACGGTTGCATCCTGCATTTCCATTTTAATTTTCTGATCGATTTCTTTCTTTTCCTTTTCCATTTTTTTAATCAACTTGTCCAAATCAGCTCTTCTATCCAGAATTTCTTTATATCCAGAAAGCTTGATTGTTTTATTTTCCTGACCTTTAAAGTACATTTTTGCAATCATTTCCGAACAGTTATCGGAACCATCTGGCTCAGGCATAATCCCTGCAAGCACATTGTTATACCAAAATCCTCTTTCAATATCAATCAGATAATTAATAAGCTCCTCATCTCGTTCAATTTTTCTGATCAGAAACTCTCTTCCAAAAATCACAGCAGCAATATACCAACAATCAAAACCGCTGACTGCAAGATAATGCTGAACCTGCATCTGATAATGTAATGGTATATTGCCATCATTCCATTTATCCGATGAATATGGAGATACAGTTTTACATTCAAGTCCTGCTTTCTGTCCCACTATCAGGCGATCAAAATCTGCAAGCATAAATGGATTCTCTTCATTCTGAAAAATCGCATTTGCTCTTCTCACCTTAAGTCCCGTCTCTTCTGAAAATCTCCGAGCTACATATTCCTCCAAGTCTCTTCCCTGTCTCATTGACTCATTATCAAATTCCTCAATTTCATCAGTAATTTTATCCTGATAAATCTGAAATGCAGATGAATACGGATTCAGTCCACAAATAGCTCCCGCATCCGTTCCTGTAATACCTTTTTTTCTGTATTTCAACCAATCCGTTTTGGGAAGATCAATCGTTGACACCAGTCTTCGCATATCAAAAACCTCCTTCATCATAAATGGACTCTAAAATGCTTGTCCCCTGATTAACAAGATTCATAAGCAGCATATCCGAAATTTCATCTGCCGAAGAAACATATCCCTTATATGTACACGAACATTTCTCCAATTTTGAATTTTCTTTGGATTCTTGCTTATCATCCAACTCCTTGTATTGATGCAATTCAGCGTATATCTTCTTAACAAACTTATTCTTTATTCCCATATGACACCACAACCCCATACATTTTATCTTTTTCATCTATTGCATATATACACTCTGTTTCCCCTGCTTTGCTCCATATAAGCAGTCCTGCTGCGAACATCATAGCTGTTGCTACTGTAATAAGATTCTTTATATTCATAATCTGCCCCCATTATTTATGCTGTCAAAAGCTGATAAGCCTTATCAATCATAGGATTACCTTCATACGTTCGCATGAAAAGATTCTCATTATAGTTCTTTGATCTTCTTATAGGATCAGCATGAGTTGCAAAATCCGATACCGCATTAATAAATCTATATGCATTATTTCCAAGATTTGAAAGATCCGGGGCATCGTAATATCTCATTCTCATGTCTTCACGAAGCTTTTTAATATTTCTCATAGTAACAGGACTTGCCTTCTGATCCATCGGAAGCAGCATCTCTATATAGTCCTTCACCTGCTGATCTGTTATCTTATTTTTTCGCATCCTCTCAAACTCATTTCCAAGAGCCTCCATGTACTCATCTGCCATAAACAAAGTCTGCTTTGCCTCATCAATTTTTCCTTTAATGTCGCCTGTATGAACTATGCTGAAACACCGATTTGCTGTACTTAATGCCAGATTCAATGTATTATTGCAGACAATTCTTACCGGTGTAATTGCAACCTTTACTGCACCCGAACCATCATGAGTATTGCTAAACACAAGATATGGTGTGATTCTTTCCCCATACATAATGTATTCTCTTGGAAGTCTAGCCAGAAGCCATACCTTTTTACCTCCTTGAAGTGATCCGGCAGTCTCATACTTGACACCTTCTCCCAACAAATTATCAGTAAATGCAAAAGCTTCTGTGTTCTGAACCACTTTATATCTGTCTGTTACCACTCCAAGTACAGAATTATCCGAATCTCTTACATTTGCCTTATAACCTTCAACTAACCCGGAATTTGTAAATAATGGTTTCTGCACTACTCTCCAATCAAGTCCTGCAAGGTTTAATGCATCCTTTGAAGATGGAGCATCCTCTACTACAACACCGAGACCATGCCAAGGTTTTTCTCTTACACTAAACATTGTTTCTACATTTGCTGCCATATCGCTTTTTCTCCTTTCGCTTTTCTATTCATTTTTATTTTTTCCATCTCTGTCTCGCAGTTCATTCCAAATAATGACTATCGTAGACATGATCGAAATAATGATCTTCTGCATATAGCTTCTCTCCTTATAATTATTTTTTATCCTTA